GGAGATGGGCATATGGCAAAGACGCTAATAATATTAGTACTTCTATTCGACGGAACTCTAATACAAGAAAGGTATGACCTTGCAAGAGAGATGTCAGTGTATGAATGTTTGGCATTTGGTGACGATCATAGAGAGGCCATTGCAGAGTATAAAGAATTTGATGATAACCTTAAAAATGGATGGTATTTAAAAGATGGTCGTGGAACTATTCAAGGCCATATGTGTGAGTAGTCTTTTACTACTACCTGCAGTTGTACTTCTTTGGAAGTGGGATCAAGAAACACCTACTCCTAAGAGGGAAAGTGGAGTAGGTAATGGTGAGAAGATAAACTCCCAATAACATAATCTTGCCACATTGTCAAACACTGTCAATATGAGTGCATGTAAATCTAATATATATCTGGTGTTTGTTGATGTCCTCTCTACCTATCTCTCTAATCTTTTTGTCAGCCTCATCATAACCCTTCAGTAAACAATCATAGGCATCTCTAAATTTTTCAGGGTGTGTGAATGGGGGCAAGCAAGTTGCCTCAGTGTAGCTACACATTATTAAAGTTAATAAAAATTTCATTGACAATCCTATATTATCACCTATATTGGGCTTAATTATGAAAGGAAACACTTATGACAGACATGAGTAAATACAAAAATGTTTCACTAACAAAAGAAACATACAAGATATTAGAGTCGTTATCAAAGGTATTATTGCCCGACGCTAAATTATCTATATCAAAAACAATAGAGGCAATAGCAAACGAGAAAGCAAAGAAGTTAAATGGTAAAATTAAAAACAAATAATCTAGTGAAAAAGATTTGTGATAATTGTCACGGCAATGGTTATGTGAGAATAGCTACCGGCAATACTTCAATAGACTTTAGAGATAACAGTCAGATACACCAGTGTTGGGTATGTGACTCGGAGGGAGAAATTTATGAAGAAAGGACTGATCTTATTAATGATAGTCATGTTTCTAACAAGTTGCACTAAACTAGAGTTTGATGGCTTTGATCCTATGACTTCAACATTAAGATGGATAATAACAAATGAAAGAAACTGAAGCAGCGTATATAGCGGGATTGTTTGATGGCGAGGGACATGTCATTTACAAACAATATCCAAAGAAAAGAAAAGGACAGAAGAAAGCATATCCTACCTGGAAAATAACACTAGAGATGAACATGACAGAAGAATCTATAATTAGATGGGTGCATGAGGTCTTGGGTGTTGGTACTGTCTGTAAGAAACCACCAAGTAAAAAACAAATGGGTAGACGCATGCAATGGCGATGGCGTTGTAGTTCGAGAGAAGCATACAAGATATGTTGCATGATGTTTCCATACTCACACGTAAAATTACCAAAGATACAAAAAATAATAGATCACTACCAAGGTAAAGTGTTTGATGGTAAAGTAGTAGATCTAGATAGTTATAGAACAGCGATGGCATTAGAATGAAAGTAAAAAAAGAAGATTACGAAAATATTTATGATTGTATTGTAACTGATCAAATGCCGCCAGATGTTATTAACGAATACTTTGAAGATAAAAACTTTTATAGATATTATATTATAAGGAGAAGACAAGATGACTGATAAAAAAGATGAAAAAGTAAAAGTAGAGGTAGCCACATACAACTGGGGACCTTGTTTAATAAAAGTAAAAATATTAGATGATTTTAAAAATATATTGTTAGAGGAAGCTAAAAAGAATGAAGAAGATTATAGAGGTAAACTAGCAGGACAGATTAGAAAAGAAACTGGTTATAGTGATAAGTCTAGAGATAAAATTATACCATACCTGTCACCATATCTTGGTATTTATGACCAATGCTTCCAAAGATATCAGAATAAAAAATACGATAGTAAACCACAGTATGCGTTGACTGCTTTGTGGTGTAACTTTCAAAGACAGAACGAATTTAACCCACCGCACGATCACGATGGTAAGTTATCCTTTGTTGTATACTTATCTATTCCTGACCCGTTAAAGAAAGAGAATGCAGAATACAAGGGTAGATCATGTGGACCAGGAGGTATACAGTTTATGTGGGGAGAAGGTCCTAGAGACTGTGTAAGCTATCAGTCTTACTTTCCTAAAGAAGGAGATATGTTTATCTTTCCTGCGTGGTTAAAACATTGGGTAAGCCCTTTTCAGTCTGACTGTGTTAGAGTGTCTGTGTCCGGAAACGTACACGACTCAGCTCCCTTAAATCAGATTAAAAAGGGCGACCTGGTGAAAGAAAGTGAAGAGGAAGAATATTTAAAAGAATTGAAAGGAAAACTATGACAACTGCATTTGGTTTTGGTATGTTTGGTTATAACATACTTTGCTTTGTTCTTGCCGCATTATTAGTTTATTATTGTTTAAATAGATTTCTATGATGGACGATAAAGATTTGAACGAGTACCATAGTATTGGTAAACCGATACCGTGGAATAATAAATACACTTATGTCAGTGGTACACGGCACGAGGAACATGGAACACGGACCTATGATGTAAATGGTGCTAGACTTCCGTCTGTAACTACGATATTAGGCGCTACCAAAAATCAACAATTCTTAAAAGAATGGAAGGCCAAAGTTGGAGAACAAGAAGCAGACAGAATCAAGAATCTATCTAGTAAGCGAGGGACTAGTATGCACAAATTCCTTGAGCACTATGTACAAGGAACTGGCTACGATGATCTTACAGAACTCGGACAGAAGGCGAAAGCCATGGCCAAGAAAGTTATTGATGTGGGGCTCACACCAGTTGAAGAAATATATGGCTCGGAAGTCACGTTGTATTATCCTGGGCTTTACGCTGGGTCTACTGACTTGGTATGTGTTCACAATGGTATGGACACTGTTGTAGATTTTAAACAAGCTAACAGACCAAAGAGAGAAGACTGGATTGAAGACTACTTTATGCAGATTGGGGCCTATGCGATGGCCCATGACTATGTACATAAAAGTGAAATAAAACAAGGGGTTGTAATGATTTGTACTCCTGATTTATATTATCAGGAGTTTAAAATTTCAGGGGCAGAGTTGCGTTCTTGGAAGCACAAGTTTCTCAAACGATTGGACATGTATCATGAACTAAAGTTTGACGAAAAAGAGGCAGTCGACATAGACTTGCCACAATTAGAAAAGGAGATGAAAAATGAACGATAAAATGTTTAAAGCTCTGATGAAAAGATACGATGCAGAGATAGAGGATGCACTGTATAGGATAGATGCACTCAACGAACACAATCTAATCATACCTGAACACACGGATATCTTGGGTGAAGTTGACAAAATGTTACAAAAGATTTCAGGTGCAGAGGATAGATTGGCAGCTTTGAGGCGACATTATGGCGAAAAGAAGGCAAAAGAAATACTATAAGGGATCTAAAAAGTTTAAAAAATTTTTAGAAAAAAAGTAGCAAGTAAAAAGTGTCATTTTGTCGTTTTGGTCTAGAAGTGTTGATTTTATTGACTTTAGGGTAGACAAATTAGGTGACAAATCATGTTTAGGTAGACAAATTATTTTGTCACTATACAGAAAGGCCTTCCGCGAAACGTTTTGTTTTTGTCTCACTAACTCAAAACTTTCTAGATCCCTTATACAAACGTGATATAAGACTGTATGCCTAGGAAAAGAAGAAAAGCTGTTGCCTCAATAACTCCCGACATACCTTATCCAAAAGTCCGAGTGGAGTGGATCGACTGTGTGAGCGATTCGGGCTGGGCTACTGACAAAGAGTTTGACAGAATGAGACTAGCAAGACCTGTCAACGAAGGTTGGTTGTATTCTAAAGATAAAAATTCAATTAAGTTATTTGCTTCTTACGATCGAGAAGACGATGGTAGTTTTAGTTTTGGGGATCGGACGATGATTCCTCGGGCGTGGGTAAAGAAGATTCAGAAGTTGTAGATGGTGTTACATCAATCAGTTGACCGTAGTCGTCTAAGATTTGTTTCATCTTTGCTTCTAACTCTTGTTCTGTCATATCTTCTAGTTTCCCAGTTTTTATTATTTTTCTGTCTATGTATAATCCTGCTGCCTTGCCTCTGTTGGCTTCAGCATTTACAGCAGAAGAGAAAGAGCCTTTCTTCAACGCTGCCTCACGAAGTCTAGCGAGTTCAGCTATGTGTCCCTCGTAGGTTACTTCATGTTTTTTTAATCTTTCTTCTTTGAGTTGACCAATATATTTTACAACAAGTGGAGACAACTTTGGGTTGCAAAGCTCAGATCCTTCTTGTCTTGCACGCTTAGGGCTATACCCAGCAGCTATTGCTGCCTCTGTCTGTGTCATAGGTCCATCAGGTCCACCGAATACTAAAAACTCAGCGAATCTTTGTTGCATCTCTGTTAATCTTTTAGGAACTCCCATATTGACAATTTAAGGTAACTATCCTATAAAGTCAAGATGGAGAAAGGAGACCAAGATTTGGAAGAAAGAATATCAAGATTAGAAAAACAAAAGAAGTTTATGCAAGATAAGTTACGTGAAGCTGGTGCTAGAATTAAAGACTTAGAAGCTATAAATGAAAGTCATCAAAAACTAGTGGGTAGTCTTATGTCAGATAAGAAGAAACCTCAATGGGACGATACTGAGTAATGTTTGTTAAACACCTTCAAGAGTATCTCGAACAGTTTACGGTTGTTAAAGGCAAGAAAGTTACAGGCATAGGCAATGCTCGTATCTACATGCAGGTCGGTAATCATCTCGAAGAAATTAGAAGAATTGAAGTGCAAGAATCAAATATAATTGGACAAAATTCTATTCGTGTTGTATTGAAACCTGAACGATCAAGATTAATTGTAGCGCCTAAGACACCAGAATAGAAAGCACTAGTTACCTTGAAAGCAGAGAGAAAATTATATGAAAAACTTAAAAGAAATTGTAATC